CTTTGACCCAACGAATCAGACCAGCCTGCTGCTGAAGGGCATGAAGTTCCTTCACGCGATCGGTGCCAGCTTCTGGGTGCGCCATGAGCGAATGCTGAAGGGCGGCATCGGCCTCCGTGATTTCACCTTTGAGCAGTTGGATTTCGATTCGCACAGACTTGATGTTGTCTTCGATGATCTTGTTTGCCTCCGCTTGAACAGCCGTTCGGAAGAGTCGATGGTAGGTATCGAGTTCCTCATTGGTGGCGTTCCACTGCTCCCGCAGTTCCTCTGCGATAGCCATCCAAGCCACATCCGTTTGCGTCAAGCGCCCCTTGGCTACCGCGATACGGTTTAGATACTCTGTTCCCTTTGCATTCAACGCCTTGAAGCGTCTGTCTGCCCCCTCAGCAGCCCGCCGAGCTTCATCCCGTTGGAAGTTCGCCAGCATTGTATAGATCTGCCGTTCTACACTGGCGATCTCCATTGCTCCCCTTGCACTGGCTTCCGCCATTTCCTCTTCGGTAGCACCGAAGACTGCCAACAAGCGAAGCTCTTCATCAACCCGAGCGCGAACGTCTTCGAGGCGGCTTCGAATCTGCAATTCCAGACTCGCACGCCGCTTCTCGGTCCCCTCCTCCATGCCTTGTATTTCAGCCGATCGCTCGGCGACCCGCATCTTCCTTTGATTCGTTTCCCACAGAAGTTCTGTTTCCAGTGCAGCCATTTCCCGCAGCTTCTTGGCTTCCTCCTCCAACCGGGTGGCTTCTTGCAAGCCCAGCTCTACCTCGGGCCACATCGCCTGGCCGCTGGATATTGTCCACATTGCGGCTTTGGCTACCGCCCATACTGAACTGAATCCGCCGGTGCCGAACTGCGCCTCCTTGGCCCGCTTGGCCATTTCGTCCGCCCGCGCCTGTATTTCCTGCGCCTGTGCCCGCAGTTTATTCCCAAGGCCGGTTGTCTCGCGGATGGATTCCCGCTGATGGGCATAGGACTTTTCTGTCTTCTCGGCATAGTCCCATATGTCTTTCTGGAGTGCCTTGAAGGCTTTGTAGTGGCCTACCATTTCTTTGATGATGGCGCCCGCTGCTATAACACCGGCCATGAGGCCACCCAGCGCGAAGCCCTGCGACATCATCATGCCCATCATGCCAATCTGGCCGCCCGCTAGGAATGTGACTTGTGGCAGGATTGTTCTTGCGGCCAGCATCAAAGGACCTCGTCGAGCGAGCAGCATCCTTCGTTGGTGTTCCTCCTGCACCCGCTCAAGCTCACGCCATTCCAAGAAGTACAGCTGATCGAGCTTCTTCAGATTCTCCAGATTTCCAGCGTGTTCTGCCCGCTGGCGAGCGTAGTATTGCTGCATGTCCCGCAGGCGCCGCTCATACCCACTGTGGGTCATATTGAAAATGGCGTTGTCCAGAATCTGTGTCTGCTGCATCTCCTTTTGCTGCTCAGCGACACGCCATGACTGGAAGGTGGACATGTCGTTCTGCTGGGCAGAAATGCGGGCCTCTTCCGCCGCCGCCATTTCCTCCGCCTTTTCATATTCGGCAGCAGATTCCTCTTCCATGCGGGCCAGCTTGTCTCGTAGAAGTTGCTTCTCGCCCTCTATCATGGCATCCTGCATTGCTTGTTGCAGCGCCATTTCATTGCGCATGAAGTCCGCTGCCGATTGTGGATGGGACCAGGCTGCCCAGACGTCATCCAATCGCTTGGTAGCCTTCTGAGCAGACTGGTCCAGATCCGTGAGGAGCCGCACGCCTTCATTGGCTGCTCGGTCGAATTCCCTCGCGTCGCCTTTGAGAACAACCAGCAGTTCTTCAATGGTTGTCATTGCGGTCTCCGTCTGCGATTAGGACGATCCGTAGGAGGCGGCCGTCGTTCCTTCTTCGACCTCTGTTCCTGCACCGGTCGTTTGGATCTCTTGTATCCTTCCGCCAGCGCCTTGAAGACCTTTTGCATCTGAGCATCGGTCATGGGTTGGACCGGACGCAAGTCCAGAATCCAATCCGTAGGCTTGGTGCGCGGACTGCCCTTTGCCAATTGGATATTGAGCAATGGGCTGGCGATCATGCCTGCACGCAAGTCTTCGCGTACAGACCCAAAGGGATCGAACTTCTCGTCGATCACCAGCCATTCCGTGAACTCCGAAGCCGGCATTCTCCGCAATAATTCGCAGACCGGCATACCCAGATGGCCGGCTAACTTGAAGGCGAAGACTCGTTCTGGGCGCCGTCTGAGTTTCCCTCGATCTCCTGTTTACTTTCCAGCGTCATGCCGGATAGCCGCCGGACTACCTGGAAGATGCGATCGATCACAGCGGCAGACTTCCGGCCCAGTGCTTCCGCGTCTTCGTCTTGAAAGATGCGATCGCCCCGCTCGTCGATAATGCACTTCACCACCAAGCGTGCTTTGGAATTCCGGAAGTCCGTCTTCAGTTCTGCCCGCTCGCCCCTCTTGTTCAGTGTCGGGCGGAGCAGGCTTTCCTCATAGGCGTCCCGTTCCAGAGCGGTGGCTTCCCGAACAATCACCACGCCATCCGGGGACCACTCAGGGACAGGAACCGTTTCCTGCTTGAGATCCTGGGCGCTCAGGATCTCCATCTTCGTCAGCACCTTCGACATGTACCTTCTCCTTTCAGCCGTTCGCTACGGCCATTATGCCGGCGGGGTGTAGGTGGGCTCGCCCGACAGCTTGATCCCAATGCTCATCGCCATCTTGTCGTCCATTGGCGCGTCGATGGGACCCACAGACTTCACATACCCATCACAGACGAACTTCGCTGTATCCGGGAACGTGATGGTCCATGTTTCGTTGTCGGAACCCAGCGCATCCAGTGCCGCCTCGACTTCGTCCTCATCGTAGAGGATGTCCAATCGGATCTCGCCGGCATTCTTCATACCGGCAATGAACTCTCGCCACCTGTTCGGGCTGTCCATGGAAGATACGTCGATGTCGTTGGCTTCCATAGACCCAACAGACACGCGGATAAGACGACCCAAGGTCCCTGTCGAAGCACCCGAAACAGTCGTCCCGAACCCGCTGATCCCTTCGTCACTGCTTGCCATGCTATTTCTCCTTACGTCAGGTGATCTGGCTTATAACACACATCCCGTTGATTGCAAACTCGTGCCGGCGCTGTGCATCCTGTCCCAAAGACAAGAGGCGGCTCGTCTGGGAGAAGTACTCAATTTCGTAGGAGGCCGGGGACAGGAAGACCAGTGAACGATTAATGGTGTTCAACAATGCTACCACCTCTTCCCCCTTGTCCCAACCGCTTGGGTAATCGCTCGAACGAATCTTGATCTGGATGCCGTGTGCCCACAATTCCTCACCCGATAGCAACCGACGCAACCGTTGCGGCGTGGTATCGTAGACCGCCCCCGCGCGTGCGGGATTCGTTTCGGGGAGCAGGGAGATGTACAGACACCAATCCGTTGACGGAGCAGGCACAACAAAGGGCGGGGCCTCAATGGAACTAAGGGACTCCGTCAGCAGGTATTCGGCTATGACTGTCGCTGGGCTATGCGTCATCTCATGGCCTCATTCACAATCCGCTTCATCTGTACCTGCTCGGTGCGAGCCGGTCCCTCTAAGAACTTCGCTTGCTTCCCGGGCTTGTGTCTCGCATTCAAGTTCTCATGAACATACAGAGCATAGTTGGCGGTGTAGTATACCCTCACCTGCACCGTTGTGCCCGCAATCTTTGGTGGGGACGTATCTGCTGAATTCTTCAGGTTTCCCGTATCCACTGGCACGATGTCCATGCTGCATGCCTGCAAGTGCCGTCCTGCTCGATATAGCCCTCTCGCCAGCTTCTTCACGTTCTGGGCAGTCTGCGCCTTAAGCTTCTGCTGAAGCTTGGCAAGACCCTTGATGGAGGACATCTCAGCCATTAGAGGTACACCACACGGACATATTGTTCTGCCTTGAGCGTAGGCATCTTCGAGACCGAACGAATGTTGAGTGCTCCAGCCTCACGGGGATCGGCAGGGAAGCCCGGGGCGGTGGCCTCTTCCAAGGTGCCGAGCCACAGCATCCCTCCTAATTCCAAGTCCACAATGAGGAACACCTTTGCCCGACTCACGCCCTTTTCGCCATCGGGTTGAATGAACTCCTCCTGAGTGTCCTCCCAACGACAACGAATCTGCTGTGGCGTAGACAAGATCGGAACGCCGTGAGCATCGATCTCTGTGGAGGGCGGCCAGTAGACCGCCGTTTGCCGCAAGGTGCGGGATTCCAGAATCTGCCCATGCGTCACACGCGCGAGCCCATAGGTGCCCGTGAACTCGGTTCCCGCCGCTCCATAGCCAATCCCCACCCGAACGTCTTCTGTAGAGGGAACCACCAGCGTCCCCTCGGTGTATCCTACCTCCACCCCTTCCCGCACATCACTAGGATCGGGCACAGTACCCGCGCCTGCTATGAATTCCCCTAGGAATTCCGTGCCGCTCGTCCCGTAGTAGACACCTGACTGAACATCCGCCTCTAGCGGATAGCCTGCCACCACCGCCAATGCTGCCGCCTTCAGAGCAGGATCACCGGGCGTCGTCGAACGGGCTTTGAAGCGGTACGCCACTATGAGATCTCCTCAATCATGCTGTCCAGC